TTAGAAGAATTTGTCGAGGGCATCGGCGGTTTCGCGTTGCTTGTTGGGGAAAAGATGCCCGTAAGTGTCAATCGTTGTGACGATGCTCGCATGCCCCAGTCGTTCCTTGATGATCGTGTACTCTGTTTCTTGGTCGATCAACAAGGCGACGTGTGAGTGCCTGAAATCGTGAATGCGAATCTGCTTCATCGTGGGATCACGCTTGCAGATACGTTTGTAGCGCATGCGGATCGTATGCTTATTGCGGCGTATCAGCGTTGCTTGGAACATTGGCGTATCTTCGCTCCAGTCGAGGGCTAAGTCGTGCTTAAAGAGTTTCTGTTGCTGTTCACGCCATTGCAGAAGCAAGGCGATCATGCCTTGGTTGAGACTAATACGGCGATTACTAGCCTTAGACTTCGGCGGGGTAATGACATCCACGCCGCCGCGCCGGAACACAGACTTGCTGACAGTAAGTTCCTTGCGTTTGAAATCGAGATCCGACCAGTCCAGCGCGCATAGTTCGCCAACCCGCAGGCCGGAGAAGAACAGCAGTGAGAACAACACGTACCAGTCGAATTCCTCTGGCAGATGAATCAGCGTGGTAAACGCGTGAAATTCATCTGGCGTGTAGAACTCCATTTTCTTGCGTTCGATTTTGAGCTTCTTCACGCCAATACAAGGATTTTCGACGATCACTTTCTCCTCAACGGCGACATCGAGAATCAGCTTTAACTCAATCAAGGTCTTGTTGTTGGTGTTATTGCTCAAATCACGTTCCTCGGTGAGCCATTCTTGAAAGTCGCGGATGTGCTCGCTGGTCAGGCGCTTAATATCGGCATTGACGAAGAACGTCTGGATATAGCGCTTGTACACGGCACGTTGGGACTGCAAGTAGGACGGCTTGATATGGATCTTCACGCGGTTCACGTACCGCTCGAACAATTCATCGAAGGTGACGGTTTCTTGATTGAACAGCCGATCGACGCTAGTACGCATCATCTCCTTTTCAACTTCGCGGGCAGCTGCCATTGAATGAATGCCTTGTTTCTTCTTGCGGCGTCGCTTGCCGGTGACGGGATCAGTGCCAAAGGAGACACTGACAACATAGGTACCATTAGGTGCTTGGGTAATACTCATTTCATACCTCCAAATAATCGAAGGCACGCTTGCTTTGGTCGTTGACCATGATATACTTGGCTTGTCTAGGGCAAAGTATCGGGTGCGTGCAATCACGTTCATTCGTTGCTTTGTTTTTTTTCGTCTTCATGTTGCGCTTGTTCAAATACCTCCTTGAGTAACGTCTTCTGTTGCGGCGATAATTCAGCCTCGTTAATCATATCCGCGATCATGTCAGTCCCATTGAGTGAATCGACTTGCTGAACCATTTTCAGACTGGGCGCGACTTGCTTGGTCAGCCAGTTCAGCACGCTGTCCATCGTGATTGGTTCAGGCCGCATTGCTAGTTTCAAGCGATTACGGTTATCGCCGATAAACGTTTGCCAGTCTGGATCTAGTGGACAATCGGCCAATTTCTTTGAGCCTTGTGGTGTTACGATCCGCAAGTAATGGTTAATGATCCCGAAGACAACCGTTTCGGCGTCTTGGCAGGCCAGCAGTTCCTTCATAGCCTTTTGAGCACGCTGGTCGCGAAGGCGGACTTCAAACCGGTTGAGAATTGGAGAATCTTCTGGGTAGTCGATTTTGTTTTTGAAATATTGTTCGATGTCCTTCTGATAGCCAATCATTTGCACCAAACTTTGTGGTGAACCGAATTGAACGGTTTTCCCGACACGGCCTTTCTTAATGGTTTCGATTGCGCATTTACTCTTGAACAAGCTCACTAGTTCTTCTTTTTCGACTTTTTGAATCAGGTGGGGAATGTCGATAATCCCGACGGTATCATTGATTGCGAAGTCAACCCGTTTGTAGATCCCAGTTAGATCATCGCAGGCCTGAAAAAAGTCGAACCAAGTCAGCCCATCTCGGACAAGCACTGCTTCTAGTTGACGGCAACCAGAGCCGTGCATCTCAATCATTGTTCCCAGATAGGCATTCGGGCCACCTACGCGGGTACTCATGATTGAAATATCGCCACGCTGAATCGTGTAGTCGAACCCATAAAAGGCCTTTTCAGTTAAGGAGAAGAAATCCCTGTTCATTGGAAACAGCTTTTTGAACACATACTCGGCGTCTTGTGTATTGAACCGCACCCGCACGTAATCGACTAAGATAAACATCGAATCACGATTGGTCAGGCCAAGAAGCGCGTGGCCCAGGCGCCGTTGCATTTCTTCGGTTAACGCAGCGCGTCCATTTAACAGCCGGTTGACATAGGAGCGCGTCATACCTAATTGTGCCGCAAGTTGTGCTTGACTAATACCGGCATCAGTTATCCGTTGGCGAAATTCCGCCAACCAGCCGTGTCCAGTATGATCACGGCCATTCATCATTGTCTTATCCATTGCTCACCTCGTGTGCTCTGATTTCGCCGTCTGCGAACAGCGGATTGCCGTGCATAGTGGCGAATCACTTGTGTTTTCTGCCTCGTTTCGGATTGTTCTTGTCATTTTGTGCCCCCCTGTTAGAATACGGGGGCTTGGGCGGCCGGCTAACGCCGACCGCCGCCGCTCGCGCTAGCGGCTTTCGCGCTGCACGCCGCGCGCGGCGGCGTGGTGTTACGTGACCATTGCCAGATCTTCAAATGGATTGAAGCCTAACAGACTGACGATAGCGTGGAGTGGAACTTGACCGCACTTGCGGTTTGCATAGAAGCAGTGACCGTCTGCGACTAAGTTTAGTTTGCATTGATGGATAATCTGTCCGGCTTTGTAACCGGAAAAGCCAAGCTGCATAAGCATCTTCTTGTCGACTAACATGTAATCACCTCTTTTGGTTTGTATTTAACAGGTATGGGTTTATAATCTGCTATGGCTGAATCATATCATCCTTCGAGAGACTTATCAACCTCTTTAGGTAAATTACAAACAGGTTTCGTTTAATTATTTCTTGACACTTTCAATAGGTTTCATTAAGCTTCAAGTAAGGCCACACAAAGGAGAAATCAACCCATGTTTGGAAAAAGCGAAGAAGGTATCGACAAGAAGCTCGCTAGAAATATTAAGCGTATTCGTATGGAACGCGGCATGACGCAAAAAGACCTTGCTGATGCGATGGGCAGCATCGAGCAAAGTGTGTCTAAGTTTGAGCGGGCGATCTCTGCACCGTCCGCTAAAGCGATTATGCAGTTATGTGAGGCGTTGCAAGTGACGCCCAACGACTTGTATCTCAATGATGCGGACTGGCGCAGCTGGCAGTCAGAGAAGCTCGAACACCAAGACCATTCCGTTAACGGTTTGGTCGATCACGTCGAAATGGTTCAGAAGATGTTTGCAGAAGCAGAACTCGCCCGCAAAGCCGGAGATGAGAAGCTGGAGCGTGCTACTCTAGATCAAATCATTCAGATGTACATGTGGACTAACGACCATTTTCGTGAAGTTGCGCACCTACTGGACCGGCGTTACGTGACCGACTACCTCGACAAGATGGAAAAGGAAACTCGTGACGCAATGATGAATGATGCTAATCGTTAGATTCTTGTACGTTTAACTTGTTTATAGTGGGACATCTATTTTGCTCCGTAAGTTCAGCTGGTATAATAGTGACAAATAGAGGCAAAAAAGAAAGTGGGTTGAGACATTTGAAGAAGTTTTTGGGAATTTTGGGTGGGCTCTTGTTAGTGGGCAGTTTGTTTATGCTGACCGGCTGTAGTGAGGAAAAAGCATTATTTTTAGATGTTCCGACATCTATCGAAGCTGACACTAGTGGGAATGTTACGATTAAAGGAAAGACATTGCCTGATACAGACGTAAAGATTGGCCTAGGAATTATTGGGGACAGCACGACATCAGATGAAAAAGGGAATTTTTCACTAAAATACGAGCTGTCATCGGAGGACGAATCTTCGACGATTAAGATTACAGCTAAAAGCGATGACGATAAAAAAACAAAATCAGTTACGGTAAAACCGAACGCTGCTAAAATGTCTAGTCAGAAGGCTGCATCATCTTCTAGTGAAAGTGCAGCGAAAGCATCAGAATCTTCTGCAAGTGCATCATCACAAGCAGATCAGGCGAAAATTGAAGCAGTGGCCAAGAATTATACCACGTCATATCAGGTTAAATTTCAAGACTACACGGTTATTTACTTAATTAACGAAAAAACCAAAACCATTGCGATGACCACTTCCGATGAACCCGAACATGTATCAACAAGTCAGTACACTGGCAACTTCAACGATGGTATTGACTTTAATATGGACGGACTAGCAATGCATGCGCACTATCATTACGTAGATCAACCGGCTGCCTTAATTGTCACCGATGAGTCTGGAAACGAAAATAAGGCAGTACAAATAGATCCAGCAACATCAGTTCAGTACTACCACTTATATAAGTGACTCTGTCAAATTGGTAAAGTATGATATTTCTTTATAACAAAAAGGCCGCCAACCAGTGACGACCAACCAAGTATATTTGCGTGCCAATTCAGTACCACTTCATCCAAATTCAGCCGATTTCAATCGTTCCAATCGCACCAAGAATGCCGTTAAATCAGCAATCCGACGCCATTCAAACCGTCAGAGTACAACTCGAAATCCGTCGAACCGGCTAATACCGGCGCACGAGTTCGAATCTCGTACTCTCCTTTTTTGAGTTAAATGGGGTTCAACAAGAATAGCAGAAACGTTGATTTAACGGCGTTTCTGCTTTTTTTATTCCACCCAGTTCAACGGTTTTCAACGAAGTGTGTGCACACTATGTGCACACTTTTGATAACAGTAAACGCCAGAAAATCACTGCCGGACGGCCGCCTCTCCGGGCTTGCCACAGACCGCAGTGCACACAAAAAGCCGCCCGGAGGCGACTAATATTTCAATTCAGCACGACGCTCATCGAGCAAGCTTTGCAGATCGTCGATGTCTTCAGCAGTCGAATCATTCTTAATGAATGACTTGGCTACCGATCGTTTTTGAATATATCGTTTACGATCTTTGTTGGCATCATCCCATTTTTTGTTAGCACGTCGCCGCGCGTCGGTCAGTTCTGCCATGTCTCCGCCCTCCTATACAAACTGCTGAATCAGAATCGTCAAAAGTATTGCCGCGCACAGCACAATAATAATCCAGTCTCGAACTGCCTTTTTGTCCATAGTTGTTTCCCTCCATGATATACTTGAGGTACACGAACAAGGGGCAGTGCCCCTCGCTCATGTCCATTACTTAATGATTCCGAGTAGCTTCGCAAGGCCTGCAAGCAGTGTTGCTATCTCGAGCCATTCCTTAATGGCATCGCGTCGTTCCTCTTTTGAGGACGGCGCTTTTTTGTGTCGTGGTTTGTCGCTTCTCATTGCATCACCTCCTTGACTACATCTATTGTAGTACACGTTTCAACGTGTATAGTCAAGGATTCCGCACAAAAAAATAAGCCCGAAGGCTTATTCTTTATCATCATTTTCAAAATCAAGTTCTAACTGTCTTGCACCTTTTCTGTGTTCTAAAACTTTTTCAATAAAATACTCGGCGCGTAAACCTGAATCAGTAATCTTCTGCTCAGTTCTGAGTCTTACTTTTAAACTATCAGTCGAGCCGAATTGAACTTCATTTTTCTCGACATTTTTTAGAAAGGGTTCGTCCTCAATCTTAGCGTAAAACTGATTGCTGCCATCTGAGAATTTCCACTTACCATGTTCAAACGCAACACTTACGAGCTGTAAATATAGTTCCGCAACAGTTGGAGTTAAGGATTCGTCCTTTGCTTCCGGAGCGTCGAACATTTGCACCTCGTCAGAGGATATGGACACTTCTTCTACCTTGGTAGAAGAAAAACTAACTCCATCAATTCCAGGCTGTTTCAAAGGCTTAACCACATTCTCAATTGATTTGCGAACTTCAATGTTTCTGTATGCACGTAATTGTGATGCGGGTATTGTAATCGTGGTATCGTCATCAATTTTAATTGTGACATTTCCATCGGAAGAATCATCAACTTTTTTGATCTTATGGTTATGAAGAGCAATGACTAAACCGATTGCCCCTTTAAATATTTCAATATACGTTATTAGGTTTATAAGGGCAGATGAACCCTTCCCACTTAATAAATCAACGGCCCCCTGAAAAATATCCTGTCCGTTCGCCAATATGATGTTGACAATAAAAGAGCCTTTGCTTGTGGCCTGAATATCCGCAGATATCGCAGGTTCATCAGGATTTTCCATTTCTTGAATTGCTTGAAAAGTTTCAGAAAGCGCCAAGAGGGCAGGGGCTAAATCCCTAATGGGCATTCTCCCTTCATCGAGAGCAGAACCAGTGTAATGTACAGTAAAGTCCAACTTTGCCATACCGCATCTCTCCAATTTATCGTATTTGGGTTAAATCCAGAATGCGCTACGTGATAGCCAATGTCAATAAAAAAAGCCCTCCCCGCGACTGCGAGGAAGGCAATTATCAGAACCTAGCAATTGACCATCTACTATACTACTTTGGCACGCTACTTGAATGTCGCGTACGGGTCCACATTACGTCCAGCACCATTGGCTCGACCGACGGCTAGATACCCGTAGCCACCAGACCGTGGCTGGCGCACCCAGATATAGCCGCCGCTAGCGCACTTGGCGTCATAGGTGACAACCGACCCCGCTGGCAGGGTCGCTATGATGCTAGACTTCGTAGTCGCACCCCACCGCAAGTTGATGGCTGACTTGAGTGTCGCCTTACCAAACTCAGCCGTCCATGTGACGCCCAGCGCGTCCTTCCACGTCTTGTCCTTGACGGCCGGCTTAGACTTAACTGCGGGCTTGGTGGGTGCATGCTTAGACGCCACCACCTTGCCAGACACGGCCGCGTACTTCCCCCACGCCTTCGCGTCACCGTAAAACACGTCGAAGTCCAGTGGTGCACCCCAGCCAGCCAAGCGGCCAGACGACGTATACTGAAACATTGCCATTGTCTTCCAGTGCTTGAGCGAACCATGCAAATTCCGCGGCGTGTAGCCGTTGACGGCGTTGTAGTTGTTGTACTGCGCAATCCACACGCCGTAGCCCGCCTTGACGACTGAAGACCAGTCATAAGTGTTCTCGACGGCGAGACTCATGTAGATTAGCGGCCGGACCCCGGTCTTGGCATAGACGTAGTCCAACCACGACTTAGCCCAGGTGACAGACGGACGCGCTGGCTCGTAGTCTAAGACCAGCACAGCCTTGCCAATATATTGCTTGATCTTACTGATGAAGTGGTCAGCTTCGCCTTGGACAGAGCCGTTGCTAGCAAAGTGATAGAAGCCCTTGAGCGAAGGCGCGGTCTTGACTTGCGCGGCCATCGCCGGGTTGGTGTAGGTTCTGGATTCAGTTGCTTTGATGATACGAAAATCGCCCGCTACCTTGCCAATGCCAGCTTGGTAGTTGGCGACATCAATGCCATTTAACGTCATTATTTTTCCTCCTCAGTGGTTGTTGGCTGGTCATCTGTTTTGTCATCTTTTAGTTCGTCAAGTTGTTCCTGCAAGGCTGCTAGCTGAGCCGCCTTTGTAGTGATCAGCGGAGGGTATTCTAGTGCCTTTTCGCTGTCCCCAATCCCTTGGGTGGTTGGGTCAACTGCTACCCCTAAGATAGTCAGTACTGCAAACACCGCGTTGATTACACCAGTGAGCTGTTGACCTAAATTGGCGAAGTCCCAATTGTAGCCAAAGGCCGCCGCCACCGCTTGGCCGACCAATAAAATAGCTGGCACTAAGGCCAGCCAGAATTTGACACTCAATACTCGTACTTTCCAGTTAATCTTCATGTTAATTGCTCCCTTTCAATTTTTAATTCTTAACTGCAAAACTTTGTTATACAAGGCTTCACCTGTCCCGTTTCCTCCTAGCGCTTTATAGCTTCGGAACAGATAATTAAGATCGTCCAAGTCATCCGTGCTGATATAACCAGCTTCGATATGGTGGTTGCACAGCATATAAACCTCATGATGAAGCAATCCGACAAGTCCCGCATCAATCGCCTTTCCGTGCTTTCGATGCGTCTGCCACTGGCTAAAAAACCAACCAAACAAAGCCCAACCGCCCAACTTTACAAAAATGTCTAACCAACTATTAAAATCCACATCTTCATACTTCCTTCCACAAAAATACCGCTAGGCATTTGCCCCAGCGGCGTAGTCTTTACCGGTAATCTGTTTAAACTCGTCAGGCGTGATCATTAACGGCACATAAGGCATTAAATCAATTCCCCACTCATACAGTTGTTTGCACATATCGTAATTACTCACTAGTATCTCCCTTCTCAATCGCCATCATTCTTAGCATCAGCGAGGCAATCATCTTCTGTTCAGCTGTGGGGGTCACCTTATTAGCTTCGGCTTCGAGTTCTGCCTGCTTATCAGGGTTTATTACTAACTTGCCGTTAACCCACTTGGTTGCACCTAGCACAATGGTTGCTAAGTCAGGGGCGGCTACTTCAACTGCACCGGTCGTATCAAACGGTGCTTGCCATTGCTCGCCATCGTAAAACTCCTGTTGCCAGCCTATAATGTATCCATCAGCATCAAAGCCAAAAAGCACTCGAACCTTATCTTTTTCTGCCATATCCATCCTCCTAAAATGCCGTAACTTTTGTCAGAACAAAGCCTTTTGAGTAATCCAACGAACCATTACGGTCATTACCTTTAATCTGTGTAGTAGTTGGATAAACATATTTTACAACTGCGTTTTGATCGTAGTTTACAAAGCCGAGCGGGAACCCTGCACCTGAGTGGGCTATGACGTCATTTTTATAAAGTGGAGTATTGACAATGCCTGTCCCTGTCACTGCGCCGTTTCTATATTCTTGCCATGTCAGCAGCCATCCGGTTAAGCATTTGTTAATTGAAACATTGGGTGTGATGGTTTGTTTACTATTCATAGAGTTAACCCCTGTCCACAAGACAGACCCACAGCGTTGCATCATTAGCAATTGATCCGCAGCAATCGTACCCGCCTCCCAATATGGGTCAGAACTGGCAGAATCTTTGTACAGACCGCCTAAGTAAAGTTGCCCCTCTTTTAGCAAAACCTCATCTACCTTAGTGCCACCATAATATGAAGCTGAGCCAATGTCCACGGGGGTAACCTGAGTAGTTGTATACAGAGAGTTATCACTATCTCTATACGTAGTCGTAGCCAAGGCCCCATTTTCGAGTGTCGAAGTCCCATGTACTGTGAATGCTGCCCCGTCTGGCCGAACCTTTTCAAAGGTACTGTTGAACGTGGACCCATTAAACGTGACACCATTGAAGCTGAGCCCGTTGAACGTTGCGGCATTGATTGCCGAAGCAGAGATCTGTTGCTCGACCCATGCTGATCCAGTGGATTTGTAAAATTTGATTGCAATATTATTAGTGTCTACGAGCCAAAACTGAGAGTTAGCTGGGGCTACTACCGATGGCAGCGTCAGTCCACTATCATAGCTAGTAATATCATTACCTTTAGGTCCTTGAGGCCCCGTATCCCCTTTAGGACCGGTAGCACCTTGAGGACCAGTAGCACCAGTTGGGCCTACGAACTTATTCCAAGTATAGTTGGTATAATTTGTGGAATCGGCCTCGGTATAATCAGTGTAGACACCAATATAAGTAGCAGTAGCAAAACTGTTTACACTGAAATCAGTCTTGCCGTCTGCACTTGTGGCATATGCGTAGTGGATATATGGTGTTTTGCCATCTGCACCAGCTTTACCGGCAACACCAATAGCCCCATCCTTACCGGCTGGGCCTTGTGGGCCGACAAACTTAGCCCAGGTGTACTTGCTTGGGTCTGTGGGGTCGTCCGCGGTAAAGTCGGAGCACGTGCCCAGATAGGTAGCGCCATCCGCTGAAGTCGTGCTGAATCCTGTCTTGCCATCAGCACTCTGCGACCATGCGGTATGCGAATAAGGGGTACGACCATCTGCGCCCGCAGGCCCGGCAGAGTTATCTGCTTGCCGCTGCTCAACCAGATAGTTACCCATAGTAGCCACTCGGGTACCGGCCACGCGTGAGGTCTCAATCTGCAGCACCCGACTACTAAGGTACGTGCCTTCTTCATCGTCCACGATGTGTACTGTGTCGCCCAGCCGCACCGCGTCAGGCAGTAGCGCGATGTCGGTCTCGTAGTTAACCGCCGGCTCGTTATGCGCCTTGAGGTCTGCGAGCGCTAGATCTAGCGTCTTAGACTGCACATCGTTGTAGAGTGCCACCTTCCCAGCGTTGAGGTCGGCAATGGCCTTCTTGTCCTTGTCGATAGTCGCGTTGTAGCCCTTAATCTTGGCGTTGTAATCAGCAATCTTCTTCTTGTAGCCTTTAATCGCTGCATTGGCAGCCTTAATGTAAGCCTGCTGCTTAGCTATATACTTGCTCTGTTTTGCCGCATACTTGTCCTGATTTGCCGCCAGCCGTTGCTGAGTAGCAATCTGGTTCGCCAGCGATTTTACATGGCTTGCTGTCCCACCCTTAGCAAGTTCAGCCTGCAAGGACTTGACTTTCGCCAGATAGGCGGCCTTCTTGGCCGGATATGTGGACTTCTGCTTCTTCTCATACGCTGCGATGCGTGTGTTGCACTCAGCAATGTAATTCTGTTTCTTCGCAATGTAACCGTTCTGCGATTTGATATATGCGTCGGTCGCGGTAATCTTTTTCTTCTGGGACGCAATGTCCTTGTTCTTAGCTTCGACTTTATCCGGGTACTGCTTGTACTTCGGATTATCGTCTGAAGCCGTGTCCAGTCCGGTTGTATACTTCTTAACCCGCTGGAGGTGGTGCGTGGACGGGTCGGGGTTATCCTCTGACAGAATCCGACTCCACTTCTGCACGGCCACGGTGTCCCGGAGAATGCCGTCAGACCCCAGGACGTAGCGGCCATCATCGCTCTGCCAAGTCATACCCTTAAGCGTGATTGGATTGCCGTCTGCGTCATTAACGTCGGACTTAGCCTTGACCGAAGTAAACAGGTCATAGATGTCAGTGGTAGTCGTCACGTTATTAACATTGATGTCCCTGACAAGCTCAATGTTCGTCTGTGCACCGTGGGCGGATAGAATGTCGATGTACTTGTGCACCGTGTGGTCGGTGTCAACGGTAAAGGCAAAGTCCAGCTCGGCACCAAACTGCGATGCCACAGATAGCACTCTGGCGAGCGCCGTCTCGTCGTCGTTATCGAACTTGAGCTGCATCTCCTTTTCAGGAATCTGGTTATCGCGGATTTCCCAGCCCGAATCCCATGTGAACTTATCTACATAGTAATCAATCGGGTACGTATCATCGGCCTCGTATGTGTCAACCGTCTCATCAATCAAGTCAGCTCCTGCAGTATCAGCAACAATCGTGGACGTGTAGTTCAGCGGGTCGCGCACGGACTGCACAATCTCCATGATGACTGGCTTCTTATCCTCGTCCACGTACATCACTAGGTTACCGATTTCCGTAGCATGTGCCGCGTCATTTACCAGCCCGGGGCCATACTTCAGGGTGAGTGTTAGCGTGCGTGAGCCTTCAACGGTGGCAACTTCCTTGTCTTCACTGATAATTAGCCCGCCTGTGGTATCAGTCGGTACCGTCGCAATCAGGCGGCGCATTCTATCTGTAAAAGTAAAATCCATTATAGATACGCCTCCTCAAGCGTTATTTCAACCTCGGGCGGTTCGGCCCACGATGACGGAGTAACGGTAATCTCACCATACGGGTCAACGACTTTCAGTGCGTTCCAATTATTGCCGACCGTGTACAGCCCAGACTCCACGCCGTTTAGATAAGTCTTGCGGTGTGCGGGGTCAACGATGAATTCATCGCCTTCATTGAAGAAGTTTGGTTCGTTCTGTATCCAGGTGACGTTCGTCCAGGTGAACTTCGTGTCCGTCCAGTACATCTCAACCGGCATAGTATCACCGTAAGCCATCATCCACTGGGTGATGCCATCAATCGGCACATCAGCCAAGCCATCGACATTCAGCGGGTAATTGTACGTGTAACCCGCCTTATATGACGTATCGCTAATCAGCTCCGTAATCTGCGCGAATTTGTACAGCACGCTGTCGCCTTGCCGCGTGATTGACGCCTCAAAGAACGTGCCTGACTTAACCGGCAGCGTGTGCGTGTCGATGATTGTCCTCCCTTGCCAGCACTCCATAATCTTCGTCTTTCCAAAATTGCTGGAGTCGCGAATTACGATTGAGAATGCTGGTAGGCCGCCACTTTCGAGCGTGAACTCCTCACGGCCCATACCGTCACCGGCCTGAAACTCCGCCCGGGCCTTGTAGCTGAAGTCCGATGAATCTGGGTCTTCGGTCGGTTCGGGTACATCGAAGTGCACCGCTGGCCCATGCCAGTTAGGTATATCCCTACCAGCGGCCGCCGTGCCATCGTCAAACGCGCTGGTAGCCGTCTGCTTATATGGCCCCTGGCCATACTGCAACGTACCCACCATGTGATTGGTGTACTCGTCGCCGTCTTTAAACAACCGCTGCGGATAGGCCGTCACACAGTTAGCGTTCATCGCATAGCCTTCAGCAGTCGGTTCGCTCACGTAGTCGATATTGACTACCTTGCTGGCCTTGCTCTGCTCCGTCGTATCCACCTGCTCGGGGTCACCAAACTCCACATACCCTTGCGGGGTCGCAATCCGCACGTAGCCGTTTTCCGACTTCATCGTGACCTTGTAAATCGGCCACGCGGGCGCAGTGCCTACGTTCGGCAGCTTGAGCGGAGAGACGCCCGAAACTACTGTCGGCGTGGTAGCGTGGGCGAGACCATCGGGAACGATGAAATCGATCGTACCTGAACCAAGATAATAAGCCCGTTCCAAACTGATTGAACCATCGACTTTAGCCATCCAGTATTCGTTTGGTGCATCAGAAAATACCAATTTTGCGGGTTCGGTTGTGTACAGTAGCGGTGCCATACGCTTTTCAAACTCGCGCTGTGAGATTGTTGACACATCATAATCCACAGTAATTACGCGTGGCTTAAACCGTCCGTATTGAAATCGTCCACCATTGGAGCGTCCAACTGTGACCATCGCATTTTCTATTTCGGGGAGAATTTCGCGTTTCGGATTGAACTGTAAAAACCGGTCACCAATTTGATTACCATTAAAATACATGATCGTCATTAGTTAATCACCCCTCTATTACGGTTATACATGCGACTTGTGCGTGCTTGCTCTTCGCTAACACCTTTTGCCGCCCACCTTCCGACCTCGCGGCCGTTATCTAGTTGAACAGTTCCCTCTATTGAAGGAGTGTAGTCCAGCAGTTCTGCGACCAACGCATTGAGTGTCTTTAGTGCTTTTGATATACCGCTGTCGGTAGATGCAGGCTGCACGTTAATAGATTGTACTGTTTGACTGTGAAGGTTCTGCAATGTGCTGGTGGCACCGGTGAAGTCCGTTGTTCCATTAGCAAACCGTGGAATACCGTACTTACGAGCGGTGGCAGTTGCAGTCTCAATACGCGTGTGGCGTGGCAGCGCTAGAACGGCATTACGTTCGCGTAGGATAAACTTTTCACCGGACGGAAGTGTGATGGCTTCGCGAAAAATACTACCGGTGGCATCGTTAACCATAGCAAGGGATTGCTGAAGGTCAGTTGTACCGTTCTTGAACCCGAATATCTTTTTGACGGCATTAGCGCCTTTAGCAATGAAATTTACAACCTTGTTGATTGTCTGATTGCCGCCCATGCGTTTCCACGAAGCATGTGCTCTACCGAGTGGCACACTGGCGTTATCCTGACCTTTAGCGGTCTTAGTAGAACCGGTTGAAGACATTCTCCAATTATCGGCGCTACTTTTGGCTTTCTTGAGACTAGGACTAGCATAATCAGCGCCACGAGCAATCTTAGTACCGCCCACGGATGTACCAGCGAACGTCTTCGTGCTCTTGGTGGCCGCATTAATAACCTTTGACGTGTTGTCCTTACCTTTAGCCACTTTCGTTGAACCAGGGCTTGTCTTCTTGTACTTCTCAACAGCTTTTGTCCCTAATCCAAAGTTGTTCTGTGCGTTCTTGGTATCAGCATTCGCAACCTTCTTTTTTGGCTTATTTAGGTTATACTTGTCGATTAAAATTCCAGCCTTAATCAGCTTTTCCCGAATGTCCTTGTCATTCAGCATTGCCTTCTTGGTCGAATCAGGAAGCTTGTCATATGCTTTGTACTTGATGGCCAAATCGGCGATCTGTGGAAGACCCTTGGCATTCACGACCGCATTCTTTGCAGAATCTGGAAGACTGTCCCAAGTGCCCATCTTATCCAGTGCGCTAATCAATGGAACTGTGGCCTTATCCTTTACAATCGCGTTCTTTTCCCTCAGTGACAGGTTCTGCCAGTCGCCACTTTTAATAAGTGCATTAACCAAGGCAGTGTAATCACCGTGGACAATTGCCTGTTGCTGTTTGAGCGAGAAACTGTCCCAATTAGCGAAATCAGTCATAATCTGTGCTAACTGGTCGCGGCCTTGTGTCTTGATAATGGCAGTCTTATCCCAAGTTGGCATTGACTTCCACCGGTCGGAAGCTGCTAATGCGTCTATGATCGTTTGCTTGGCGTTGCTACTAATCTTTGCGTATTTAAGTTCAAAGATTAACTGCTTCCAGCCTTCTTTGGTACTTGCGGTGTCCGCTAAAACTTCTTTGAGGTTCGTTTTCACCTTCCCCGTTTTCGGGTCAAGTACCAGTGCGTTCCACGCATTACCAGCTTTCTGTACGTTCTTAGTCATGCCGTCAGAGACAGCGGCCGCAAACTGCTTACTACTATTAACGCCCTTGTTCATCGCGGTGGTGTAGGTCGTCATTGCCTTGGACGCTTGCGTGGCGGTGATGCCAAAGTCAGTCTGCAATTGTTCTTGAACTTCATGGTTAGACAAGCCTTGCGCCTTCATCGCCTGAATTGCGCCCTGATAAATCGTGTTCAGTTTTGACTGGTGGTCTTTTTCCAGACCCTCCAGCGTGGCGTTCTTTTCGGCGGTGGTCAGTTGCGTGTCTTTCTTAATCTTCTGCTGTGCTTTGTTGTTCTGAATCGCTTCATCGTTCCAAGCCAGAATTGAATCCTGCAACTGTTTGTCGGCTTGTTCTTTAGTCATCTTGGTTTTTTCGCCGAGAATGGCCTTCAGAACGTTGTTCTGTTCGGAGCCTGATAGCTTCAACGTTTTAACCGCTTTTTCTGCATTGTCTTTGCGGAGATTATCCAGAATTTGAATCTGGTCAGCAGTCAGCGATTCGCCAGTCTTATTAGCAGAGCGCGTGATGGCTTCAGCCTGTTTAGCGCTCGCTTTCATCTGGGCAATACGTTTATCATCGGCGGCCTTTTCCTTGGCGGCGGCTTTCAGCAATTCATCACCAGCGGAGCCGCCGAGTGACTTCGCCAGTTTTTTAGCGGCTTTATCGGATTCAGTGGCGGCTTTCTGTGCCGCCTTAGTCATCGAATTAAAACCTTCTGCAATCTGCTTTGCGTTAGTCTTGGTGGACTGATTGGTGTTGTCGAGTGCACCCGAGATTTCGCCGGAAGCCTTCTTCATCGCACCAGCAGACTTGTCAGCAGAAGCACCAATATCGCTACCCCACTCTTTAGTGCGGTTGGCTGATTCAACAGCGCCCTCGCCCCAGAGTTTCCACACGGCGTAACCCGTACCGGCGACAGCGGCCACACCTAAAATGGCGGGTGCAATCGGTGCGAGCGCAGCTAGTAATCCCGTACCAGCACCGGCAGTTGTACTCAATCCAGCGGCGGCAGTTTCGGCGGCAGGCGCAATCTTTAACGCTTCAAACGCTGTCTTGCTGAACGCCGTCTTAACCAGTGTCATGCCCGTTGCACCCATTTTTGAAGCAGTGGAAGCACGACCCAAACCGGCAGTAACAGCACCAATAGCTGAACCGGTGCCATGCATCACGTTGAACACGGAACCTAGCGTTCTTGCGACTGGCCCAACTGCGGCGGCAAATAGTCCCCACTTAATGATTGACTGTTGCGTGTGGCTGTCCATTTCGGAGAATGACTTAATCACCTGTGTTGCTTTGTCAATTAGCGGAGTCAATGTCGGCAGTAATTTCTGACCAATCGTAATGCCTAAAACGTTGATTGATTCTTTGAACTTCGCAACCTTGGCAGCTTGCGTGTTATTCATGGATTCAGCAATCTTCGCGGTTGTCCCACTAGCGTTCTTCGCGTCAGAAGTCATCTTGCGGAGTGCGTCACCACCTTCGCTAATCAGCACATTCATACCAGCTTGCGCGTTGGTACCGAACGCCGTAGCAATAGCGGCAGATTTCTGTTCTTTCGTCCAACCGGCGGTGTTCTTCTTGATCTTGTCCAGCATATCCGGCAAGGTCAGCGTGCCCTTCTTGAAGTCAGCCACGTTAATACCCAATTCCTTGAACCCTTGCGCGTTCTGTTTGGACGGCTTCATCAATCGGGTTAATGCACCACGCAACGCGGTACCAGCAACCGAACCTTCAATCCCTTGGTTAGACATGAGACCGATTGCGGCCGCTGTTTGTTCCAATGAGATACCAGCGGAATTAGCCACTGGCCCAACATAAGTCATGGCTTCGCCCATGTCTTGGAAACCGGCGGCGGTTTTGTTTGCGACCAGCGTCAGGCTGTCGGTTACGCGTTGCGTGTTCTTGAGCATCCCGGCGGTAGAATTAGACTTCAACCCGAACTGTTCGAGTACGGAGGTTGACACGTGCATAACATCGTTGAAGTCATCGCCAGAAGCCTTGGTTGCGTCCAGAATTGACGGCATAGCGCCCATGGTCTGTTCGGCCGAATAACCGCGCTTAACCATCTCGGACATACCATCGTTGATTGATTTTGTGGACGTGCCGTACTGAACCGCCCACTTCTTGGAGGATTCGGCCATCTTGTCGAGTTGCGCACGGTACTTCGCAGTAACCGTGCCACCGTTGGTCAGTAGCGGGCCAATACTGCTAATTTGACTGTTAAAATCAATCGCTGACTTAGCGGCGGCAGTAAAACCAACGGCCAGTGGTGCTGTAACGGCCATTGTTAATTTAGAACCAAAGCTAGTCAGTGCGCCGCCAATCTTACCAGTGACTTTCGAGAACGCCATCGCCTTCTGCGAAACCTTCGTCCACGATGAAGATTGGAGCAGAATTTCTTTATTCAGTGCGGCCATGCGGTTCTTGTTGTTCGCAATTTGTGCGGCAGTCTTATTAACCTGTGCGGCCGCATTAGCTTCACGGGTAGTCAGCTTCTCCATGTCGTCTCCGCCCTTAGCAACGGCGGCGGAACGTTCTTCGAGTGTCTTCTTCTCGCTAGCAAGTTGTGCTTCGAGTTCCTTTGATTGCCTACTAAGTGTTCCGTAGACGGTCTTCATGCCGTTTACGGACTTTTCGGAACCCTTGAACGCGATGTCCTGCGCTTTTAGTTCAGCAGTCGTTGCTTTGATCGTGGAGGACAACGTGCGCGCAGATGCGCGGAATGGGTCAATGTTCAGTGAGACAGTGGCGGCCAAATGACCTAAACTTCCTGCCATAATTTACCTCCTTTCTACATAAATAAGAATGGGAACGCCTTGTCGATAGTCGTTTCCTTTTCTTCGTAAATATCATTCAAGGTCTTCAAATCACGGAACGTCATCTTGTCGATGTCGGCTAGTTTGTAACCGTCTGCAAGTCTGGCTTTGTAGAAGTCGTAGATGTTGTTGAGCGCTTCTTGGACGTCCGTGTCCGTGATTTTTTTGCTGGTTCTTCCGGTTCCTCGCCGTCATCTAGTGCATCTGCAATAGCTTTATTAATTGAATCAAGGGATTTCAAACTCTTAGTAGCACCAGCAATTACGTCAACGCGGCTGAATTGACCGTTCCAGAAGTTAACCGCAAAGTTGGCAAGGTTGGCTTCGTTTGCGTCAAAGTCGGCATTCGTTGGGCCGTCTTCACGGGCATACATGCGTAATTGTTGTTGCTGAACCTTTAGCGCAGCAGTGGTGTCACCCAGTCCGGGTTCACCGTTGCGCACAAACTTATTCACCTGACCGTTAATGTTCAAACTGATTTCGTACATGATTCCTCCTAACTGCCGCCCGCATGGTTCGCGTACTGTGCATTTCTAGGCGACAAAACAAAATACTACTAAGCTCCGGTAGCTGCGGTTACTGTGATTGTGGACGTACCGGTCTTCGCACCATCAGTGGTGGTATATGTTGCCTTAGCTGTACCAGCAGTGACACCGGTTACGGTGCCGTCATCAGCGATGGTTGCCTTGGTGGCGTCATCTACTGACCACTTACCAGACTTATCGGTAGCGCTATCTGGCGCAACGGCTACTGTGAGCTTCGCTGTCTTACCAGTTTCAACGGAGACGGTGGCCGGGGCTACTGTAACCCCAGTCACCGCTACGCTTTTGGGATTTCAGTAATCGTTGCGTCGGCAGCTTCGGCAGGGAATACCCACTTGTGGAACTGTTCGAAGTTAAATCCTTCGTTGTCTTCTCGACCAATCAGCACAACGTTCCCGTTGTCAGAATCGCCACGTGGAATGAAGGAACCTTCAATGGAGTCAGCCGTTGGATCAGGCGTGCCATCAACCGTCTTGGTGTCAACGGAAGGCAGCTTGAACATCCCCTTGAGCATCCCAACCCATACGTAGCCGCCGCCGGACAGTTTTGTGCGGAACAAGGTTGCCACGTAGTTTGGCGTGAGGTTCTTTGGGTAGACTTCCACACCATTTACCACCTTGATGTTGTATAAGTCCTGCTTCATCTGACTGTTAACATCGTAGTTTTCGATAGTTTCAGTGGCTTCGGTGATACCACCAGAAAGAATCAGGTATGGGCCATCATCAGCGGCCAAAGTCTTAGTTTCGGTTGTGATATCCATCTTTACAGAACTAAGGCCAGGAACCTTAATTGTCGTCTTTACGAGTTCATCGTCGCCAACAATCCCGTATTCAAATCCAGAAGCACCAAATTTGGCTTGCTTCTTTGGAGTTGCTCCAGTCATAATTTTTCCTCCTAATTAAAAAAGAGACCCCTAAACGGGAATCCCTTGTGATTGAAAATATGCAGTTACCATGCGCAGTTGTGGGGTATCGTGGTCAGCATCTGAACGATGATAGACCCGCTCCCAGCCTGCGCCATGCATCGCCTTGCGAATCAGTGTGTCAATTTCTGACGTCTGCTGTAAAAGCTCGTTCTTACACCAGAAGTCAATCTGTACGCGTGGATATTCAAGGAAGCGGTCATCGTCCGCATCCGTAGTCTCATCCCCGGGCAAATCGGTAATTCTAATCCACGGAGAGAGTGCGACAATATCTGCATCGGTCGTATTGTCAAAATCTGGCGTACCAATGTAAATACCACCTAGCGGGTCGGCGGTTCCGCGCACATCTTCGAGTTTTTGCGTTAATTGTTCGCTACCAAAAAGCGCATCATAAACCAAATTTAATGCGAGCATCTAACCCCCCACCTTCAAATGCGACAAAAACGTCTCTAATACCTTGCCGCGCGTGCGTTCTTGGACTTCTTCCACGAAGTGCTGTGGTGATTGCTTGCTAGTACCGTTGTTTGGGAAGTGCACACGGTAACCGGTGTCTTTCCCATAGCCAACGTCAGATTCAAGAATCCCGCCACGGTCAAGCACACCCGTTGCTCGAATGTCGTCACGCATGTGGGTGGGGTCATCGGTTTCACCCGACCAGACAGGCGTGTCAGTCTTCAAAGCATCGGCGAATGTCTCTGCACCATCACGAATTGCTGCGCGGGCGTTACGTTGAACGCCGTTGTCCAGTGCCTGAATCTTCGCCAGCAAATCACCATCACCAGTAACAGTCATGACCCCACCTTCTTCGCGGTAATAGTCGTAATGTCGCGGCGTTGATAATCTGGATCTAGGCCAGTGATTTCATATTCACTGCCGCGCCACTTAATTCGCCACGTTGGTTCGATGTCCTCATCGGTTAAAAACCGCACGATGAACGTGGGTTTTTCGGTGCGAATGCCCAAGTCATTGCTGGCCTCGCGCAAAGGTGTTTTGGGAACTTCCGCCCAGACCGTCATATGCTTAGTTTCGGTGTTGCTGGTTGGCACGCCGTTCACAATGCCTCGACCGTACGAGACGAATGTAATGCGTTCGCGCATGTTAGTCGTTCGCATCGTCAGACACCTCCGTTCGGAGCTGATTAACGATTGCTGAAACTGGGTCTAGCAGCGGATAGCGCATAACGTCTGCACCTTCGCCCCGATAGTCATACTCTTCTTTGACCTGCTTCATAACGGCTGTAAAAAATCGGTCACGTGTTTCAGGTTTTGCGAGCAGTGATTCAGGGGCAGTACCAGTCTGCACGGCGCTGGCAATCTGTGTTGAAACGCTGGAGATTAGCGCCTCCAGCATGTCATCTTCCACAGTTTGGTCAATCTTGCAGTACATTTTCAGCACCGCAAATTGCGCATCGGTCAGGCCAGTGTGTGTTACTTCGTCAGCCATTTGTACCACCTCTATTCAGCAGGAACGAGTGCTAGCAAGTCAGCCTTCACAGTTTTGCCAGTGAAGTCAATGCTGTGTGCTGTCAGCCACGCTTTGATTTCGTCAACCGTATTACTGGTGGTTGGCTTAGTGTCACCGCTTGGGTCAAAAGCCGCCGGAGTAGCCGGCTCTACGCTTTTGGGCCTGCAGCAGGTGCGGTGTAAGTCAGGAAGAACCCAGCCTTAGTGTCGGCAGTAGCTACGCCAAACCGCATGCCCGCGCGCAGGTACTTGCCGTAGATGTCGTTATCAACCCACTGAATGTCCAGGTCTGCACGGTCTGCAAAGATAATCGCACGTGGCAAGTCGCCTAGGAAGGCGTGCGCTTCACCAGCGGCACCAAGCACGGTGTCACCGACAACGACTACGCTCATGCCCAGAACGGTCTTACCGGATGGGCTAATGATGGAGTCTTGAAGCAGGTAACGGCCATTGCTATCCTTCACTGTGTCAAGGAAGTTGTAGAAGGATTGAGACGCGATGATTGCACGGTTGTATGCAGGGTCGAGCTCTACGTTGTTGATTTCCTTGAGATCGTCAATGGAGGAAACAGTCTTAGCGGTGAACTTCTTCAATTCACCCGCAATCGCGGTGTTAGCAGTGTTTCGCTTGAGCTGTTGACCGTTTTCGTTAACAATGCCCACAAGGTCGGCTTCGGAATCGTCAATGTCTTCTTGAGAGATAGGAATAGCGCCACGGTACGTTGCAACCTTCCATTCAACCTTGTCAAATTCAGGTTTAGCAAGGGTTGGGTTCTTTTCGAGTTCTTCCACAGTGTGAAGAACGCCGGTAACGTTCTTGAGCGTTGGGTAAACGCCCTGTGCCCGCTTGGCGGAGATTACGTGGGTGAACGGCTTGAGGTCAACGACTGTCTGCAATTCACGCTGTGGAACGTAAGACTGGTCAACTGGAATCAGGGACTGGTTGTCCGCGGACTTAACACCGGTGGTGGTAGGGTCGGCAGAGGCTTCACCGTCACGGAGCATGTATGCTGGAATATTCATTTCCTTGCCCAGTTCCTTGCTACGGATGAACGCGTTGATTTCCTTGCGGCGTTCGTCTGTGGTTGGCTTGTGGGCAACAGTCTTAGCGGGTTTCTGCTTGCCTTCGAGTGCGCCTTCATAAAGGCTGCGCTTTTCTTCCAAGTCCTTGATTTCGGCGGATTCCTTGTCAAACGCTGCGCGTGCTTCCTTAGCCTTTGCAGTGGCGTCTTCAGTGTCCTGTTCGAGCAGAGAACGAACTTCTGCCTTGTGAGCTTCCGCAGAAGCCCGCTTTTCGTCAAGCTGCTTCTTAATGGCAGCTAGTTTTTCGTCTAAAGTCATAATTGACCTCCTGTTTTTGGGTATAAAAATAGGCCCCGACTAGTCGAGACCTTGCAACAAAATCATTTTTTGACGTTCAATCTGCCACTTTGGCGGCAAATCGAGCGCTTTTACTGCGTCCAGTGACCGTGCACCGATTTTTACTTCGGTATCGGGGTAAGCTGGCGTGGTTACTGGAGAAACATCGTAAATATGGTCGATGGAGCGAATCAAACGGCTATATGGCGCTTCTGCGTCTCCATCACGTGTCCACTTTTCGGCATCGGTGTTGTCCGGAATGGTGAATGCAAAACTAGACTGTGAAATGATGCCTGCACGCACATTTTCAACCAAATCGCGGCCTAGTTGGGTGTTTGGTGGTGTTAACTTGTACCGCAATCCCGTTTCGTCCACAGAAAGCTCAAGGTTTACGCCGTTACGTCCGAGAACTTGCGACTGATCGTGGTTAAAAAGTGCTACGGCATTACGCATGTCGGTGTTGTCGAGCGCGTGTGGATCAATCTGTTCGCGGAACGTGTATTCGCCAAATCCCATCGGACTAGATGCACGATTGAACTTTAACGCGTAGCCTTCAATCACCATCGGCTGGTCGTCAGTTGCTTCCCGAATTTCCATTGGCGTTGTGGTTGTTCGAATTTCCTTTGTCATTTTTATCACCTCCCTTCGATGCGAGGTAAACACTGCGCTGGTCTAAGAAGATTGTGTTCAAGTCAGTTTCCAGTTTATTCATATCTGGCAAGCCGGTGGCCTTCATGCCCAAACGCTTGCGACTTTCATCACCGACAATAACGCCGTTCTTTTTGAGCTTAACTACGTCATCGACAGACATCCCAGCAACGGCACTAGTGTCAAAACTGATTGAGTAGTCATGGCGTTGCTGGTCATCAAGTAGCTTCATCTCGAATTCAGTCGTAATCGGCATAAAGTAAAACGGCAAATCGTTCTGTACGTAGTCGTCAGACAACTGCTTGACGGACTGGTTCGGGCTGTTCTGTGCCAACCGGAACGCCGGAACGCGCAAAGCCTTAGCAATCTGCGCTGTGGAGTAGTTGTTACTGGTAATCAGGTTTAGTACGTTGGTGTCAACTTCAAGCGGTGTGTAGTCCATAGTGTCATCGACCACAATCGGCGCACCAGCGGAGGCACCAGCCTGTGCTTTCTCAAAGTCTTGCCGCATTTTACGGCGAGCATCAGCACCGAGCTTACCCTTTGCCTTCAGGATTGACCCTTTCAGGCCGTCAGAGAAAAACTTTTGCAGCGTGGATACACCGGAATCTTGCAAGCCAATTTCTTGTCCTAGCGACAGCAGCGGCGACCGACCACGAATCGTGTCGTAGCTGAAAAACTTCCAGTGAATCACGTCTGCGGCTTGGCACACCTTCTGCACGCCTGAATTGTATGGCGTGAATCGGTACACGATGTGTGCGGGGTCGTTGTCATCAATCTGTGTCTGCGATGGTGCGTAAAACTCAAACATCGCTGGTTCACCGCTCAGCGGGTCACGCACAATCCGCGAATACGCGTTACCAGATAGGATTGCGTTCACCGCCATGCTGAACTTCCACTGGTATGCAGTCAGGCGGCTGTTCGCCTTGGTGTTCATCAAGTATTCGACGTTTTCCAGTGAGACAATTTTGTCGTTCTTGCGGTCTTCCACGACTAATGGGAACCGACCAATATCACCCGCGATAATCGAAACAGCCGTCAGCACGTCCGAGTTGCGCAATGCACCAATACCAGTGTAGCCACCGCGTGTGGACGGCAAGATGCCCTCATCGAGCAAACTGCCAGCCCAGTGCGGGTCGGCATTGGTCGCATAATCAATACTGCGAAATAGCTTCATTATTTATCACCCCCTTTCATCGGGGAGCAGTAAAACAGTGGCAACTAGCACTATTAATCCACCAAGCGTGTACAAACCGATCGTAGTGGAAACTCTAAAGCTGGCGATGGTGATTATTGCCATACCCGCAAGCAGAAGCAGAGGGGCAATATTGGTCACCAGCCAATACATAGCGGTTAATATTTTTTGATTCATATAATCGCCTACCTTAAAATCCAAAATCGTTACTGAATACATCTTCATCATTCAAAAACGCGTCAACATCTTCAGTAAATGCAATCGCATATGCGTCCAGTAGTGCGTCCATCATGTCAATCTTATTAGCGTATTTGTTCTTATTAATCCGTACGCCGTTGTTGTCGCTCATCAAAACCGCATTCATCGCGGCCATCTGCATTAGCTGGTTGCCACTATGCTGAATCTTGCCGCCAATAATGTCATCACGAAACTGCTTAGTTGGCATCGACAGCGTGAGTGTTCCTTGACGTACCGCAATCATCGGCCATTCGGGGTGGTTCTTTTCGATGGTAGTCAGCATTGGTCCGAATTGGTACGGATCATAGCAGATTCCTTGTACGTCAATGTCATTGCGTTCGATAAAGTCTTCCAGCCACTCATAAACACGGTCGTTGTCAATAATGCCGGATTCGAGCGTGGTGACTTCGCACTCGCCGCGTTTTTCAGCAGCTAGATAGTCCATTTTGTCGGTTTTAATCTTGTTTTCAATGCCACCCTTGCTGGCGATGAACGCGTATCCGTCCGCAAACCAGTGGCCTTCTTGCAAAACCAGCCACGTAATGGCGAATAGGTCACTCGTGCGACCAACGTCAATGCCGAACCAGACTTTTTGACCACGTAAATCAGGCTTTTCGTCTGTTTCGGCCGACTTCCAGTCTTCAAAATTAAGATAGCTGTCTTCAGTAGCTTGCCGCCAGATGTTGAAGTTTTTAACGAGTTTCGCGTTTAAGCTACCATCTTCACGCGCTTGTTCGAGCTTTTGTGCTAGATAGTCGTGAATTTGGTCGTGCAGCACGTCCACGTCCATTAGCGGGTTCGACTTAATCCACTGGCGTTCATCATTAATCTCTTCCACCGATTCTTGCTCAGCGATGAATGCAAAATAGCGCTCCCCGTCAGCTTCACCAGAGAGCACTTTCTTGGCATATGGATAATTCTGCGTGAACATCGGCACATTCATATCGAACCCGGCGGTGGAAATGATAAACGTCAGGTAACTTGGTAACAGCACCTGCCCAGAAGCGAGCGTTTCGAGCATATCAGTTGTTTTGGCATTCGCATACTCATCCACGACGGCAACGTGAGGCTCGTAACCATCGACTAGTCCCGCATCACGTGAGAAACTGCGAATCGTACTGCCATCGTCGAGGTTAACCATCTCATCACGCGTAATTTTAACCATACGCTTGATTTCGGGGTCTTTTCGGCATAGTGCACGTAACCTATCTTTGACCATGTTAAACACAATGCTGGCCTGCTTGCGGTCGTTGGCGGCGGTGTAGAGTTGGCGTTTGTTGGCTGGGTTCTTGCCGAACAGGAACTCATATAACAAGACCCCCGACACTAGAAGCGATTTACCGTTCTTGCGTGACATAGAAATAAAAGCGTCCGTGAATCGCCTGATTGTGTGGTCGTCCTTGTCTACCCAGCCATATAAGATACCAATAATGAACTTCTGGAATGGTGCCAGTGGTTGCGGTCGGCCAGACTTTGGTTCGGGCAAAAACTCCATGAATTTCACGGCTTTGCCAGCAAGTTCCGAATCCCATACCCAGCGCCAGTCAGTACGTTTTAAGTCGGATTCTTGGCGTTTAACCGCCTGTAATACCGCTGTGGAAGTCAACAAGCGCCCGTCTAGCACACGTTTAATGAAGTTTGGGGTCGGGTCTGTGAATTTCATCGTATAACCTCCCTAGCCAAACATATCCGTTAGCGACTTCTTCTCTTTTTCCACTTTTGGCATGTTCATCGCCATACGTGAATTTACGTTTAAGCCTAAGTCGCTCGCCAGACCCTTGATTGCGTCCGTAGCCTTGCGCAGTTGGCTCAAATAACCTAAATACTCTTCCGTACTGCCGTCAGCCTGCGCTTTATTCATTACGTCCACGATGTGACGGTAACTGGCATACCACGTGCAATAAGCTTCGAGTTCAGTACGATCAAAATTGCGCAGCGGCAGCTTACCAATACTGCCCACGATTCGGCGGTATTCGGCTTTAGCAATCGGTTCAAGATGTGCTGGCGGCGTTTTCTGCAATTCTGGTAATCCATCAGCGGCTAAAATCTCAGCCTGCATCTTCGCTTCCTGCTGAAGCACGGTCAAATGACCTTGAGATTGGGATAATATCTTCTGTTTTCTAGCCATAACCCACTTTAACCTCCTAAACAGTAATAATATGGGACGCTATCCCCACAGCAACCTTTAAAATTGATGGAAATTGGGATGTGAAAAAGAGGCTGTCCGTTCAGGAGCAGCCGAAAATGTAGCCCCCGAAAAAATAGACGGGGGTGGGATGGGGATTTTATTGCGCGATAATTTCGAAGCCGGAAAATTTTCCTTCCGATTTTTGCTCATCAATCCGCGACATGACCTTCACGAGTTCAGGAACGTTTCTGTGTTGTTTGTTCATTCGTTCGATGCAAACTTCTTTTGATGTATTCAACATGAGATGATGCAAGTCTCGACTGACTAACAGACTATCGAGCTTCTCGTCTGGAAACGTTGTGATAATCCAAACGTTGTCGAAGGTTTGTTCTGTCTTGAGCTTGCGAAGTATCAGCTCACGAATGAGAGTTACATAATCATGAACGTCAATGTTCTTGATGTGTTCAGGCAGCCCAGTAAGTGCGTGCATGATAGCATCGTAGTCGAAGATTAAGTCATGACTTCCACAGTGGTGGGCAACGTATGTAGTCTTGCCACTTGCTGGATAACCAGCAATTACGTTGATGCGCATCGAACGCTTCACACCTTTCTTTCGCTTAGCCGTCTCGCGCCGCGTCTTGTAATAGTGGCAATCCTTGCACAGTGATTGCAGGTTGTCGGCATTCAGCCGGTCATCCCAATCGTCTTCGCTTGGAACAACGTGATCCACGAGCGTTGCCTCCATACCACATCGTTGGCAGATACCATTGTCACGCTCCAGTATTTGTTGCCGTAAATGTAGCCACTGTGCTGACCGATAGAACGCCACGTACTTGCCGTTAGTCTGCGTCCGGTGCCTGTTATATGCGCGGTCTGAATCCTGACGCGGACGGTAATCAAGTGGTACGAGTTTGCGGTGACCATTAATGAATACGAGCTTAGTCTGTGCCATGGTGCCCCCCACATAAAAATAGCACCACAAGCTAAACATGCTTGGACGCCTAGGTTCTACTTTTTTTCACGATATAATTCTTCTGGACAAATATATCCGCCCCAATCAGCAGTTCGAGAAGCACAAAGACTAGCGTCAACAGCAATAAAAAGTAATACACGTATTCTTCCTCCAATATTGAGACAACGTGCTTTAAATAGACAATTCGTTTATTCTGCCTATTGCATCTGTTCACCTGCTGAAATATAATGAATTTGAACAACAGTTGTATGTTGTTCACCCCCTAACACCCATTTCATTGTGTGCCCTTGGTCCCCCAACCGAGGGCTATTTGTTTGCATTATTTAATAAGTCTGTGAGATAATGCCTAGTAAAGGGAGGTGATATCTATGAGCTTAGATGGTAAAATTGATAGCACTAAGGACAAAATCTCCGGTAAAGCAAAAGAAGTTGAAGGTAAAGTTACTGGTGATAAGGCCCGCGAAGCACAAGGCAAGGCTGAAGGCGTACTTGGCAAAGTAAAAGAAAAATTAGACGATGCCAAAGATGCCGTTAAAGATACCGTTGATGATGTAAAAGAAAAGTTCGATAAAGATTAATCTCTTGGCCGGCATTTGCCGGCTATTTGTTTGCACAAAAATAGCACCTCACCGTTTGGCGGAGTGCTATTAAGTGTTGCTGTGTTCCCTATTTTGTAAAACCTATTTGACGCATCTTAGGCAATTGCTGCTTTTCCGCTTGTTGCTGGTATACCGGTTCGTCAAGCGTAAGCAGTGATACAACATTTCTTAAGAAATATTTTTTCCCCAATTGGTTGTGGTCAACTATATATCCCTGCCCGTTTTCAATCTTAGGAACAACATTGAGATCGAAGTATTCTGGGCGTTCCTTAATTTCAATTGTTTCTCCATCCGCCATCGTTAAAATATAATGTGTCACAAAAATCACCTCCCAACAAATAGTACTCCAGCATGAACTGGAATACTACATTGAGGTGATAATTAAGGCACGAGAGTTGGATTCGAACCAACGGTTAATGACGTAGTTAAATGCGGCCGCATTCCTCCATAATCGTCATTCAGGGCAGGTGCTGTGTTTTAGACCACTCAGCCATCTCGTGCAACGCAACCGCCGGGATTCGAACCCGATAAACTTGCCCGTGCACTTGGGTAGTTGTCCGTGTGAGCCGTTAGGCCTTCAGTTGCTCCTGCTTCTGCTATCCGAGGCGATGGTTTCTGAGCCCTCGGTTGCGGTGGTTCCCACATTACCTTGAAGCGCAAGGCATGTGACCACGCTTTATATTCGCCCACTATACGCACTAGCAAACACGCCGGGCTTTACCGGTTATATCGCTGGTCGGGATTTGCACCCGACATGACACATTGTAGATGGCTTAGGAACGGATATGGTCACAATTGACTAACTCCACAGGCGAATTACTATTCATCTACTTTTTAAGGCTGGCAACTACTCAGTCCATTTATGTTCCGCCATTTACGTTGCCTTGACACCAAGCCTTCGTCTATCACCCATAGCGTTTACCTGTTCCGCCACAGCGATTTGCTCGCTCGCCCAGTGTCAGATGGGATCATCGCAAGCTGTGTCCGGTCGCTAAACTAGACAATGTGGCCGGCAGGATTTGAACCTGCAAGTGATCACCTTTGCTCGTCATCATAAGATTGGCGAACTGCTCTACCATTGAGCTACGGACCCTTTGGCTGTCTCTTGAAACATTGCGCTTAACGCTATGCTTCCGAACAACCAACTCCACCCTGCTACTCATCGTCATGGTAGGCTTATCGTGACATAGGCTTGCGCCAGAACTTCACGGGTGAAATTTGATGGGCGAGATCCTTACTAGCCCCATCTTGAGCACGTCTGCTGCTTTCGTCCTGTCAGTCCGCCAGGCTCGCTTTGGGCGGCCTGCGTCGGAGTAGCAGCTCCGGCTATCCGCTCCGGCTATCCATTGAAATTATTTGTGCGCACATTGTGGATATACACATAAAATATATTCGGCGGGTGGACAGATTTTCCGCCTATGCGATGCGGCGGAGTCGAACCACCGTTTTTTTGCCGTTCATCGCACCTGATTGGTATCGTGCTTACTCTATCAAATATAGCCGTTTTTTACGGACGTTTGGCCCACATTTGGCCCAATCATATTTAGACGCCCAATTCATCAGCCAGCGTCTCAATAAACGCTGACCGTTTGCGCTTAATAGTCGTAAGCCCTTCGTGCAGTTTGTCTGCTACCCCGTCCACGGTGAGGGTAGGATGTTCTTTGAGATACAGCTCATGGATAATCTGCACCGTGTCGGAGTCACTCCCAGCCAGACACCGCGTCACGGCATCGTACTGCTGCTGAATCGCGTGCAGCCGCCGATCATCGGATAATCGGATAAGCAATCGTTCCTGTCCGTTAGACGGGCTAGGACGACCACCACCGATGTTATCATCCTGTTCTCGCCACGGGTGCAGGATTTCGTCTTCCCGATCATGGATGTACTGGGGCGTCTTTGGATAGTCTTTGATAATCTGAATCAAGTAATTATATTTAGCGCGTTCCATTAAATCCTCCTAGTGTAAGCACGAAGAATTTAGTAACGGTGGTTAGTTGGCGACCGGAATCCGCTCGCAGTCTTGCAAGCCGTAATGATCAATCTCTGCTTCGGTGAACCGCGAACGTTCCTTCAACATACGACCACGCGTGGCCGTGAAAACTGCAAGTCCGTCACTATCTTTGTAGTAGTAGCCATTGTTGACATGTGGCACCTTGACGTTCCACCGCTTCGGCTTATCGACCGTCCATCCGATCACGTAGGCGCGCATGAGGCGGTCTTCGAGTAATGCCTCTTGGCCGTAATCTTTCGCGGCATTGTACGCATACTTACTAATGACTGCTGCGGGGCGCCATATGGTTGTGTCCTTAGCCTTTTTCAGCATCTTCGCTTCTTCTTCGCTCACCACGATCTTCGCCGGGGCCTCGGTTAGCTCGACGACATAGGCGTTCGACAATCCCCAGCATTCGATGTCATCATCTGCATCTTCAAAAGTGTCATAAAACGAGGCTAGAGATATCTGGTCAACCCAGTCATTGTATTCGTCCGAATATAGCCATTCACCTTTATCATTTTTAACTGCGAATAGGCTCATCGTCAGTCACCTCCCCGTTCATGGATGCAATAATATAGTCACAGTCAGCCTCGGTAATTGTAGCTGTAGCGGAATCGTTTACCAGCCAGGCTTCCCAAGTACCGTCAACTAGCTTAACCAATTGAGCAACCAATGCCGTGTTAACATAGTCTCCATTGTCTAGCTTAATCATTGCCATCGTCAGTCACCTCCACGCGCTCGCATCTGGTCAGCCCTAGTTGCTCAATCTCGGCCATGGTTAACATGAAACGTGGATCACCATCAAGCAGTTGTGCAGTCTCACTAAACTCTTCCCGGAGCCTGCAATAGAATCGGTCTCCACCAGCAAACTTACCCGGCACCTTGACGTAGTACTTCGGCTCCTTTGCCACGGTGTAGCCGTTGACGTAGGCGCGCATGAGGCGGTCTTCACGTTTAATGGACTCTTTTTCTGATAGTTGTTCTACATGGTGGATGAAGTATGCCAGCTCTCCAATAGGCATTAAATCGCCGTCAAGTGTTTTCAGCGTCTTCGCTTCCTCCTCGCTCACCTCGACCGGTTCTGGCTTTTCCACTAGTTCAACTACGTGACCACCGTATTTCTTTGCGTACTCTGCCGGTGCAATCGGCTCGTCAAACACCATGGTGCGATCAACATCATTGGTGAATTCGTAGTATGTGCGGTCGAGCACTTCGCCATTGTCATTTTCAATTACGTATAGGGTCATTCTGTGGCCTCCAAATCTGCAATACGAGCATCAAGTGCATCAACATAGGCCATCATTGCAGCGGCCTGAGTCTGCATCATTTTTCTCTGTAATTTGCTCACATTAAGACGATTGATTTCATTATTTAGCTCACATGTGCGGCTAACCATTTTTTGGTACTCCCTGCGCAAATCGTTGATTACTGTTTCTGTGTCGTTCATCCTTCATCCTCCATAACTTCCGCAAACAGCGACGACCCGCACAGCTCACAGGCCGCACACAGGCCAAACACCAGTGCCCGATTAAAATGCAGTGTGACGATCATCCATACGGTTAGGGCTGTCATGACGATTGCCAGGCATATGCAGGCGACGAAGCCGTAGCTACTTAGTCTGGCCATCGTTAAACCCCGCTTTATTTAGTGCCTCAAACGGATGTGTCCGGATAGTCGGCCACGACAGTCCTGTACGCGCCATAATCTGCTTGCTAGTGCCGACAATCGAACGGCCATTAATTTTTACCAGATACATGCGGCGGCGCTGTCCCCGTGGCAAATGGCCGAGCGCTTTTTCACGTTTGATTATGCCATCCACTTGTGATGGGCTATAGTAAATTTCTGATGCAATATCGGCTAGCGGCACCATCTCCAGATACCGTTTTGTCACGATTTCAGTCGCATGCGACTGTGTTTCGGTGATTTCGGCCCGTTTCTTACTCATCGGTTCACGGTGATTCTTTGCACTGTACCGTTGAATAGCCCGCATTTCGGGGTCACTATCTGGACACTTAACCAGACTGCCGTAACGATTCTCAACATCAATTACGGCCTGAATCAGCTCTGTACTGCTATGGATATCGTGTGCAGTGGTTACCTGGCGCGCAGACAGCTTATGCTGATACACACCAGTTTCGCCGGATGTCAGCGTTTCAGCATTGCCCTCAATCGTCCTCATCAGTATCTGCCTCCGTGACTGCCTGTCCCAATACCAGCCGGATAGCCGTGCCGCCGTACTGCTGGGCGACGTTATAGGCATGTTTAGCCTCGTTAAACACCATGGCGTGTGCGGGGTTACCGGCAAGGGTATAGCTCAGTTCACCGCCATACCGGCCTACCCAAGACTGGCCATTAATGCGTACTACATAGGCGTCAATGGCGCCTGGGGTTGGATAGTACTTTTGACGGCCGGTTGCGATCGTCTCTCCGCTCTTATACAAACTCATATCTATTCCCTCTCAATCAATTTCAAAGCATCGTCCACGCTGCGGTCAGTCTTATTCTTGTTAAACAGTTTCATCAGTCCTTTTCTCCCAGCTTGACAGCAATCATCCGATTACCACCGCTTTCGTTGTATCGCTTGAGCGCCGTTGGATAGGCAAGCCACTGTATAAAGTTGGTTGACACGTGGAACTTGTCGGCCAATTCCTTGGCTGTTCCAATATCCAAAAATGTTTCGCCCTTGTACAGCGCGTACTCAGCAGTCTTCATTTCTCCACCAGCATGCACTCAGGGTGTGCGTCTGCCACCTTCTGGGCTTCCAGAGCGTTAATTCCGCAGTATATTGTCACGTTAGCTGTCTTAAGCACTACACAGTAATACGTTTTATCTTTCATTTCTTTCTCCTAAAATGGCAGGTCCTCGTCCTTGATATCGATGGGCCCACCATTTCCAGCAAGTGGGTCATTGCCATAGCTGCTCTGCTGCCCCTGTGCGGCGTTTTGCCGCTGGCTGCCATAATTACCCTGTTGCGGTTGTGACGCCGTTCGCTGGCCGCCCTGCTCGCGAGGACGGGCTTGCGTGGCCTCCTTGGACTCTAGCAGTGCGAAGTTATCAACCACCACTTCAGTCACATATACACGCTGTCCGTTCTTGTCGTCATAAGTCCGCGTTTGGATACGCCCTTCAATCCCGACTAACGATCCCTTGCGCGTGAAGTTGCTAAAGTTCTCCGCACTCTTGCGCCAAATGACGCAGTTGATGAAGTCAGACTCCCGTTCGCCGGCCTGATTAGTGAACTGGCGAGAGACCGCCAAATTGAACTGGCCTACTGCCGTGCCGCTCTGCGTATACCGCAGGTCAACATCTCGCGTTAAACGCCCGGTAAGTACTACTTGGTTAATCATGTTGCACCGCCTCCATTTGCTTGTGCAGACGGGCCTGCAGCTCGTCTAGTTCCTTTCGCTTACGTTCGCGCCGCATCGGTGTGTCGCAGGCCAAGCAAGGCTCGCAAACCATCGTGCTGCCAAATGCTACCCAGATGTGGCCAGTTGAGCCGCATACTGGGCACTGAATATCAGCGTCCATTAAAATAGATCTCCTCTCTTGTCCTCAGTCGCATCCGTAAACTTGATGACGTTGCCTTCCGCGCGTACTCCGCGCAACATGCGGCTGAGTATTTTCGTGTTGTATATCCGCTTCATCTCACTCATCGTCAGGTTAGTGGTGATGATGGTACGGCCGTGACGCCGGTTGAGTATGCCGAAAAGAGTCTTCTGCACAAAGTCCGTGGCCTCGGCGGCCGCCGCTCTGTACGTTGATTCGGACCCCAGGTCGTCAATTACCAGCAGGTTTGCATCCCCCAGTAACCGCGTGAAGTACTCGGCCGTGTACTTGTAGTCGCCAGCGCGGTAGCCGAAGACGTCTTTGATGAGTTCCATCATGCTGGTCACGCTGACGAACAGGCAGCTAACACTCGGGTTAATGTGATCATTGACCGCGCGCAGCATGCTTACGGCGAGGTGAGTCTTACCAGTGCCGGCGTTACCTGTCAGTATCGTGTTAGCCTTGTAGTCGGCGTGCAGGTACTTACCGGCGATGTGGCGCGCCAGCTGCTTGTTTTTGGCTGCCTCACTGCCGTCCTTAGCCTCGTAGTTAGTAAAGTCGCGCTGCCGGTCATCGTCATCATCAAAGATGGAGTCGCGGTCCAGCACCTCGTAAGTCAGCCGATGCTTCTTTCGCTCGAAAAATTGGCGTTGGAAGTCCAGGTCTGCCGCCTGCTTGGCCTCAATGGCACACAGCTGGCAGAACGGCTGCTGTCCAGGCATAGCCACCAAGTGCTCTGTGGGGTGCTTGTCGCACGTTTCAGGCAGGCGCCGCAGCTTTTTAAGCTCCGGGAACGCGTCAGCCATGAAAGGCTTAGAAGTTAACTCCGCCATAACCGTCGTGCTCCTCTCGTGCCGGCACCGTCTCGTTTAGGTAGCCGTCAAATTTGCTGGCCTGGAATAGTGTCTTCGGGCGCAAGTACTCACTCATACGTGGATCGTTGCTCCAGCTGCTCACCTTGTTGTCGATAACACGCTTGCAGTCGTCCAGGCTAAATCCCTCTTTCAAGCGCGGCTCAATCAACCGTTTGTTGGCGTCAGTGTGCCGGTAATGCTTGCCGGCCTTTTCGTTCAGATAGTCAACTACCTGGCGCCAAGGGAGCGGTGCGGCGCTAGCCGTACTATGGGCTTCTTCTTTAGTTGGTACTTCTTGTTGTTGGTAATTCTTATTATTAGTAGTTCTTAGTGGAGGCTTTACCTCCTGAGGATTTTCCTCAATAGGTAAACTCTCAGCAGGGTTGTCGTTTATATTCCACTCTGCTCCCCGCAACTGCCCCTGGTCATCACGCAACCGTTGGCGGGTCAGATAGCCGTATTTCTCAAGCTCACGAAGCCCGCTCAGCAGTGAGTCCTTGCCGTCCGTTGCGTGATTTACGACCTCTGTTACATAGAAGTTCCAGTCTGCCGACTGTGACCACAGGTAGGTAAAGATGCCGCGCGCCTTCCAGCTGAGCCGTTCATCGCGTATCAGCTTGTTCTGCAGCACCGTGTAGCCGCGTTTCGGCCTATTTAGATTGCTCATTGTTTGCCTCCTCATCGAAGTCTCGAAGTTGCTTTCGGCTGTTGAGGTGCAGGCTGACAATCGTGTCCTCGTCCAGGCTGACCGGCTTGATGTGGTAGAAGTCCATAAACCAGTCGATGCCTCGCGTGTGCCTGATCATGTGGTGCGTGTGACACAACGGGAAGAACTTAAATCGCCTATTGTCGATGTGGTTGCGGTCATAGCCTCGCCCAATCGGCGGCTCGTGGTCGATCTCGACATGTTTGCCACAAATGACGCAGATCTTGTACTGCATGCAGCGCAGCATGAGCGGGTAGGCGCTAGGAATCGCGTCCAGCGTCTGCGTCTTCCACGGAATACCATGGGCAAAACCGAAGTCGATGATAAAGGTCAGAAAGTCGGCTGCCTGTTCCATGCTCACGTCGCTCAGTGAAAAATATTCCGCCCCGCGGTCTGCCATGTAGAAGCTTTTGAGCCACTCCTCCATCTCTGGCGGTGTGTAGCCCGTGTAGTCGGCGTAGTCGCGTATCATCGCCCACGTTTTTTTCCTTTGCTCTGGTGAGATTGTGCGACCGTCTTCCACGTCTATGCCGACGCTCGGCTGTTTGCCTGCTGCCAGCTGGCGGAGCCGCAATGCGTTCGGCTCATCGTCTAGGCGGACCGTTACCTCGGTACCCTTGACGCTTGTCAGCTTGCCCTCAAGTCGCATGTGCTACGCCTGCTTTGTGTACTGCATCAGCGCCATGTCCAGCGAATTGAATTGCTCCTGTGTGAGCTTGGTGTATGCCTGTACAGGTACATTCGCAGCTGCAAAAACCGCATTACCTGCAGCATGCAAATCCACGCCGTGCTTGGCAGCGGCATCAGCTAGGGAAGCCTGGAAAGCATTGATTAGCGCATATGGTACCTGTGGCTGTGGTGGCATCTGTGACTGTAGCTGGTCGTACTGTGGTTGCTGATTGTACTGTTGCTGACCGCGCGGCTGGTATCCATCCCCACCATTGCCGGCGTCTGGATCCGTGTCGTTGTCAGAGATGTTAAACAGCTGCTTGTACAAATACTTTTGCGCAGTTGTGCAGGCCTTAACAGTCGCTTTTTCGAGCGTATCGGCTCCGCTGGCAGGCATTGTGCAAGTTATGTGTTCAATTCCATCTGTGATAACAAATGAGCCCATCACGTCCACAATCCAGTTTTTGCCTGCCTGTCGCTGGTCGGTAATTACATAGCTTGGAATAATTTGAATGCCGTTTGCCTCGAGTGCCGGTTTCACAGCGGCTTTAATTGCACCCTCGGATTGAAAATGATACTTTTGGAATTTATTTTCGCCATCTTTGTCGACCGACTTAATTGACCTGCTGGCCGCAATCAGTTTTAGCAGTAGACGCTGTTTTGGCGTCGTATCATTCAACGGTTCCGACGTATCATCCGGCATTAGAACGGCCTTCTTTTCTTTGATGTCCTTAAGATCATCTTTCGTGGCAACCGGCTTCTTTGTTACCGGTTTTTTCGTTGACACTGTCGTATCAGCCATTACCGTACCCGTAACGAATCGTTGTACACGAGCTTCGCCCCTTTAATGTCCTTGCCGCCCTTCAGGTCTGCCGCTAACGCTTTCTTGTTCGGAGTGTACGTTGTTTTGACGGTGACGTAATCAACTGGCAGCTTGGCCGGATCATCAGCTTCAATCTGCACGGAAGTGCTAGACTGAACCCAAATGGTGAAGAGTGGCGTCTTAAACTTGGTGTTGCCAGTCTCTTTCATCGCACCGGCCAGAACCTTCTTGAGCAGTTTTGCGTTGTTCAAGTAGCTTGCCTTGCGGTCCTGCAGTCGTTTAGCCTCGGCGTCTGCAATAGCTGCATCCGCTTCGAGTTGTTTAACCACCTGAACGTACCCAATCGCCTTATCCTCAATAGCATCATCAATGGAGTCCATGGTGTCGTGTAGCATCTCGGGGTCAAAAATGCCATCTTCCGTAAGATTAAGCAGTTGCTGATACTTGTCTGTTAGTTCATAAAGAGTTGCCATGTGCTATAATTCCTCCTGTAAATGCCTTGCTGAGCTATTTACTTTCGTCCGTTGCGGTTGCGCCCGCAGCGGGCGTTTTTGTGTCTAATTGTTTGATGACATCGTCCAGTACTTCCCATGCGCCAGCGGCTTCAAGCCCGTCATCGCCATTGACAAGTGCGGTGTGCATACTAAATGCTGCACGGTTGCGTTCTTCGCACAGATAGTCCCGTAGTTCCATGCCGCCATACCAGTTATTACTAATTTGCATCATTCACTCACCCCCTCTCGAATTGTGATTGGCCGGTGCTGATACCATTGGTCAATCTTTTCTGCCGCCAGCCGTGCTAGCCAATCCCAGCCATTTTCCACAGCCATTGCTTGCACGGTGCGGAGCTTGTTTAACGTGTCCATTACTCTGCCTCCTTATGGTCAAAGGTTCCGAGTGCCCGCTCAATCTTCGGAAAAGTATTAGATTGTGGGCGGACCATGCCGGACATATAAGCTATTACTCGTGTCTCTGGTACTCCCATCCGGTGTGCCAGCTCACGCGAAGTCATGCCGCGTCGGTGCATCCTGATTACTAGACGTCTGCTATACTCACTCAAAACCGGTCATCTCCCTCGTTGCCGCAAAAGCGGTTCAGGGCGTCCAGTAAGGTCTCGGGCATGATGCCACTGTCAATGGCGGCGCTAAGACCGGCTGCGCCCAGCAAGAGCAGACCTACAAAAACTAAAACTAGTGCAATCATCAAAATCGTTCACCCCCGTGGATATCCATCCACTGCTTCATCCGATCCAGATTGACGTACCAGCGCCCACGCTCTGATTGCGGGTACTGCACAACTGTGGTCTCCAGTTCGTCGCGATAGTGGTTCAATGCGCCCTCACGTCCCTGGGACGCATTGCCGACAAACCATGGCCGACTGCGACCGGTCTCCTTGATGACAATCGATAATGGAACAAACATGGCTACACCCTCTTTCTTTTGTGGGATAATCGCCTCCAGAGAGGAGGTGAATAAAATGACTATTTCTGGCTGGATTCAAACAGTAACAAGCGTTGTCGCGGTTATCATTGCCACGGGTTCTCTTTGGTGGTCGATAAAAATTCAACGCGACGCAAATCGTCCGTACGTAGTAGCAACATTGGAGCCCGTTCGTTTGCACAGCACCACGATCATCTATCTAGTTATCAAGAACTATGGAAAAACCGGAGCTGTGCTTAAGAATTTTGTATCCGATAAGGACTTGGGAAATGCGCAACGCAAATCCTTTAAAAACAACCCATTTGAGAATTTAAGTGGTACACTACTTGCTCCAAATCAATCTCTCAAAGCAGGTTTAACAACTAAAAATGCTGGTGTGTTCAAAGTGGATGCAGATGTTTTTAACCTGTCCTTCGACTGGAAGGCGTTGGATGGTAAAAAATTTGAGTCAACCAATTTTTGTCTCGACTTGAAATCTGCAATGAATACGTACTACATTTCTGTAAGCCCGGTTACCTCGGGAAAAGATGTTTCTAAGGAAGTTAACAAAGTTGGTCGAATTATTAGCGAAGCCTCACAAGAATCAATTCTCAATAGGCTTTAGCATTGCGTAATCATCCAGATTTAACGTTGAGATAATTAATCGCGCAATCTGCAAATCGTGTGTGTGCTGACTGAGTACATGCACGATTTCTTTTTGTGCTGTAAGCAGGTCTTCATCGTCAATGTATTGCCCATTCGCCAGAGTTGGCATGCTTTACGCCTCCTGTTCAATCAGTGGCAGTACGCCGTGGTCTTTCAGCAATTCATACAGTCCTAAGCGGCCTTTCTGCGTCCACTTGGTGTTCAGGACGGCCTTCTCGGTGCCGTCCTTGCGAGTCACCATCGTGGTGTCGGAGTGCGTCCAGCCGGTCTTCTGGTACTTGGAGTAAAGCAACCAGGTGCTGCCTTGCTTGTATTGAACTTTCAGGCTGTGCAATTTGGCGTTCATTGCTCGTGCGCTTAAGCCGTAGTCCTTGGCAATCACCGAGATGGTAACTAGAGATGGATTGGCAAGCACCTTGTCGTAGTAGGAAGCCTTCGGTTGAAGCTCACCCACTTGCTGTTCAGCGATGAGGCGACCAGATTTTTCTTTGTCCCGTTCCTCAGCAATGTCAGCTGCCAAGCGGAGCGCTTCGGGAAGTGACTGTGGAATCTGCTTCTGGAGTGAAGTCTCCATTTTGTTGAAGGCATCGATGTAGGCGAGTTTGAACTGGAGTGCTTTAGCACCAGTGAAGCCCATTGCCAATAGTGTGAAACCATCGCGGTTCATGTAGTACATCGGGTACTGTTTACCGCGGTTCTCATAGGTGTCTTCTGCGAAAAATTTGGCGGCCGATTTTTCGGCTGCGAGATTTGAGATTGCGTCGAGCACGTGCTTATGATTCTTGCCGAACGTCTCAGCTACTTGCAGGCTGGATGTGACCGCCTGCTGGTCGTGCATGATTACTAAACCTTTCATGTGTTACACCTCCTGTTCATTCATTCCGAGAATCTTATAAATGTCGGTCCGCAACCGGATTGCTTGCGGGCTTACGTCGCCACGAATCGCGTTGGTCAGAATCGTCTCACCTACACCGAGCATTTCGGCCAGTTGTCGCTGGCTAATCTCTCGCTCATTGAGCTTATTCTTGATGCTGACCTTCACGTCCTTGGCGGCCCGCTGTAATACTTGTTCTGGCATGATTTCACCTCCTATAAACTTAATAGATAAAAAGTTAATCAAGTAGTTGCATAATTTAATCCAGTGGGATAATATTTAGGCATAGCAAATAACCGAACTTCATTGCACTCCCACCGGTCATTCTCGCCAAAGACCGAACCGGCAGGGGGTTGGTTAGTTGTTCGCTTGATTACTTGATGAATTAAATATAATCCAGTCGGATAGGTTTGTAAAGACTTTTTTACCCCACTTGGATAAAATAATTCATCAAGGTTCGGAGGAACCCTGATATGACGTTATATGACCGTCTAAAAGAAACATCAAAGAAACGAGGCATAAGTCTTCAAGACGTGGCTACACGAGCAGGCTTGGGGATAAATTCACTATATAAGTGGAAAAGCCAAGCGCCCACCGCACCAACCATAAAAGCAGTTGCCGACGTGCTCAACGTCTCGGTTGACTACCTGCTCGGTAACACAGACAATCCATCCCCTGCACCAGCAGCGGACAAGATTCCAGCATGGGCAACTAGCGCCGACGTAGCTGAGTGGATTGACTTTATTAAAGAAGACCAAGCCAACAACCTGAATTACAAGGGTATCGAGCTCACCGAAGAGGAAAAGCAACAGCTCATCGGTGCCATGTCCTCCGTCTTCTGGAAGCACATGAAGCGTGAGAAAGACCGGGGCGGTAATGCATGAGACAGCTCCCAAGACTGACCATAAAAGAGACCATATTATTTTTTAAGCTACACTATGGTACGGAAGACCCGTTTGCTGTCGCCGACATGATAGACCTGGAGTATGAATGGGAAAATTTGCCCGACAAACTCCCTGGCCGAACGACGTACATTCTCGGCGATCCCGTCATCATGCTCAATCAAAACATCAGATGGAGTCCGCAGAGATACGCAGTAATGACCCATGAGCTTGGCCACGTGCTTCTTCACGGAGGAGTGGCCACCTGGTATCACCAAGCTGGCGTTGACTCCAAGCTCGAAGCCGAGGCAGACAACTTCTCTTTGGCAATACTTGTCGCACTTTATCAGGAGCAGTATGAGCGCCTGCCTGAGACGCTCGAAGACCTAAAGCATGAGTATGGATTTGAGCAGGCCATTTAGCGGTGACCATACGTCCAGACCGGAATGACGTGAAAATCTGGGTATAACAAACTCATTTGGAGGGAAATTTTTTATGGAAGTTGTAATGGCGTTTTTGTGGATTCTTGCAGCAATTGGGGCAATCGTGGGTATTGTGCTACTAGCGGTAGCCTTTGCCACAAAGCAAAAGCTGAAGATGCCGCTCATTGTTCTGGGTGTCAGTGTGGGTATGTTCTTGCTAAGCTTTGCTTATGTGGCAGCATGGGACGCGCATGAAGATGCAGTGGCTCAGGAGCAGTACGAGCAGAAGGTAGCTATTGATAAGAAGATGGATAAGAAGTTCGACAAGGCATATGATGAATTCCACACCAGTGCTCTCATGGCTGGTAGCAACGCGGAGAAGTTGTGCTCTAAGGTTCAGAAGACCTGGGGGGATGTAATCTTTGATGACTCAGTCACTATCAGTGGTAAAACTTACACCGATTTTAATGACGCCATCCCTGCAGAGATTAAAAGCCAGAGTGCTATGACCACCATCATCTCTGCCGCCGAATCCGATATGGCCGACCAGCTCACTATCATGAGCAAGAACCTTACCAACAATCGAAAGACTAAGATTAAGAAAGCGAAGAAGATTATCAAGGCAGCACAGAAACTTGACGAATGGGCTACATCCCCAACAGGTTCATACAGCGATTATTCCGATCACGTAACCGAGGCGGATGATGCGCTCTCTGATCTGCTTTAGAACACAAAAATAGCCCACCCCGTCCGTCCAGACCGGAATGACGTTAAAAGCTGATAGCCTTAGGAGGCTGTATTTTGAAGGTTACAAAGTTAGTTGTTGGCATTTTGCAAATTGTCTTGGCATTGGCCTGAAAGGAGAATTGACATGAAGGTAAAAAATTTATATATGTATGCAGCATGCTTGGTCTGTCTTGTAGTTGCTTTGATTTCGCTATACACCGTTGTATCTGGTATTTCATCGCTGATCTGGTTCGACAAGTCCGCACAGCCCGATATCTACCTCTACCAGCAGCTATTCAACGGGGTAATCATGCTAATAGTGTCTTCGTTGCTATTCATATTCCACTGGCGCCACACAGATAAGTAGCACCTGCGCAGCAAAACCCGTCTAGCGGCATGGTCGTGCGAGCCGATCAACGGGCTTTACGTCCAGACCGGATCGACGTTAAAAGCTGGGAAAACAAAAAACACCGCCCCCGATTCAGGGCAGTGTTAGCACTTTTAAAAATAATTGTATTGGAGACACGCACATGACAAGCAATTCGCAAAACAAACGTTTTGTTGAACCTGAAATCAAGCATGAGAATCGGGGCCTACCAAACGTTGGACATAAAACACCCACCCCGCCAAGACGACCTGACCCTACTTCGGGCCATAAAAAATGAAATAGTACTGCAGTCGATTTTCTGTATCCAAAAAAATCTCCTGTGCTGCAGCCGAAGCGGCCTTAGTAGTTGTGTGTTCCGGATATCCAGCTGGCAGTGGCATTAATGCAATATCGCGTGGAACGCTATTTAAAGCATTGTGATTATTTACCAAGCCCGATGCCACATGAACGCCTTCAAAGGTGAAAATGTCTGCCTGCAAATACCCACCGGCGTCAAACAACGTGAATGCCTGTTCCCAGCTTGTGAAATCAGACCTACCACGTCGGTTACGATGCCTCATCCAAATTAGTACCGCGTAACCGAGGGCAAAAAATGTAATCAGTGCCGCACTAATTTGAATTGGTAAACCCCAACGACGGGCAAGTTGAAAAACGAAGTAGATGATTACTCCAAAAGCAACACGCACTGGGGTTGTGTGCTCAGCGGGCATCATGCTCGAATAAGCGACGAGATTTTGTAACCAGTTCAAACTGTAATATCCTAATGCACCTGACACAAATAGGGCTTGAATAATTGTTTCCATGCGTCTCACCACCTTATAAGCTATATGCATTATAGCACAAAAACAGCCCACTCCCCGACCGGCCAGTCTAACAGAGTGAGCTTCTCAAAAACTCGTACATAGGTACGCGCTTTTCGTGTACCCATTTTACAGCATTTTCATTATGAGTGCGAACCAATCTTTAGTAAATCCTAGCCGGAACGGTTTCACTGATGTTCCGTATTCGTCCGTAATGCACTTGAGCTTATGAACAAAGGTAGCAAACTCATCACGTGGTAGCATCATAAAGAAAATGTAGACAATGGAGTAATAGGTACTGTTGTTAAATTGGTTGCGAACCTTTCGCGGCAAACGTGTATTAAGTGGCAGCCTGCGTCCGTAAAGTCTTGAGTTATGCGCGCATGTATTGCGAATAACTGTCACAATGTGAATCCAATTTTCGATATAGAAGTAGCTAACCCCATACTCTTTAGCAATTACTGTCTTGCAAGGTCTTTGCAACCATGAGTACAATTTTGAAGCATTACCCAATGACGCAAGTTCCAACTCAACCCAGATAGGAAACTCACCATATTTATTAGTGTAATGATCAACAAAGGGTTCCTTACGCGATGAACCCTGACTGTGAGCGACACTTGCATTATCTCCCCATTTGACTGCATTATCGGGAAAATAGAACGCGGTGTTAGGGAGCACCGGCCCATATTTCAGTGCCAACTGCATTCCCATCTTTGACTTGAAATTCACTTCAACCCTTTGGCACGCGCTCATGGTCAGTGCACGAATGTCTGCATCGAATTGATAGACGCGATAAATATCCTCAATCCGCACGCCGGGCTTGAATTTTTCATTTTGCTTTCCATAAAATGGCAGACGGTATCCCTTGAAACGGAAATAACCGACTTCATCAAGTATCCGCTCGGCGGCATGATGGTCGGTTATGATGAGCCCTCTTTGCCTCAAAATTTCGACCTGTTCGGATAGCTTAGTTGCAGTTCGTGTGTACGACATAATTATATCCACCTATAAAAAAAGACCCCAACCGAGGATACGTATTAACCGAATTAACTCAGTTAACAGAGGTACGTGGGGTACGATTAACCACATCATATAGGGCAAACGGAACATTGTCAACACATGAAACATCAGTGTCGAAGCCGTGAAACACAATATACAGTGTATCAACTAGAACAAAATTGTACAATTACGCAACACAATGTGGATGCAAAAAATGGAGGTAATTCTCATGGCATCAATCAAAAAACGCGGTTCGGTGTGGCAAGCTCGAGTAACGTGGCAGGACGAAACCGGCAGACACTCCAAGTCACAGTCCGGTTTTCGTACCAAGGTGGAGGCGGTTACCTATGCCCAAGAGATGGAAGTTAACCTTTCACGGGGTGCAAAGATTGCATCAGCCGACCGACCACTAGTGTGGCACTTTCACCGCTGGTGGACAACGTACAAGCAAGGCCACAACGCCCCCATCACCGAAGAGCGGTATGGATTGATTGAGCGTCAGCTAGATGCCTACTTTCATGATGCCCCGCTGTCCGACATCACCCCCACATACTGGCAGCAGTTTATTAATGACTTCTCCGTGGGCAAAGACCGTGACCCGGTACGCCCACGCTCGCGTGATACTGTGCAGAAGCTGAATGGCTACGTTAGGGCGATGGTGAAACGGCTAGTCAATGAGCAGGTACTGTACACGGATTTTACTTTCGATGTTGAGCTTCACAAAGATCGCACGACTGAGGAATCAGTTAAGTATCTTGAGCTGCCCGATTTTAAAGCTGTTACCCAATACGCCCACGACCATGCACGTTTTACGAGTCTGTCCACTCTTGCCGTCTACGTAGCTACGCAAACCGGTCTGCGGATTTCCGAGGTGCTCGGGCTGACTTGGCCGGACATTGATGCAAAGCGGCTCACACTGGCTGTAAAACGCACATGGGACTACTCTCACACCAAGGACTTTGCGCCAACAAAGAACGCCTCCAGTGTCCGGACTATTGCTATCCCTCAGTCACTGGTCGAGGTGCTGGGTACCGTTCACAGTCAGCAAGCCGCGTGGATGATAAAGAATGGTGTTCGCGATGAGCGTCAATGTATCTTCTTCGGAAATCTCGGAAAGGTTATCACCGCCACATCCTGTGGCAAGACACTCAAGAGAATCCAAGAACAATGCAAAATACCAGAGAACAAACAAATCACTTTCCATGGTCTCCGCCACACACATGTGAGCTATTTGCTTTCCAAAGGCGTGGACATTTACTACATTTCCAAGCGGCTCGGCCATGCCAATGTTGCCATCACCTTGAAGGTATACAGTCACCTTCTGGACACCTTCAAAAAAGAACAAGAGACAAACACCCTTAAGGCCCTCTCCGAACTCTAG